TAGGTAAGATGCCTTTAGTAAATTTCAGTAGTGTCGATTTTGATGAGATTAAACAGTCCATCAAAGACTACCTCAAATCTAATTCCAACTTTACGGATTATGATTTTGAGGGGTCAAACTTATCGACCATTATAGACACGTTAGCATATAACACATACCTTGCTTCATACAATGCCAACATGGTATCGAATGAAGTGTTCCTTGATAGTGCAACATTAAGAGAGAATGTTGTTTCAATCGCAAGAAATATTGGATATCTTCCTCGTTCTAGAAAATCAGCAAAAGCCAATGTGAGTTTTGCAGTTGATGCATCTGGTTCAAACACTGTAGCTGTGACATTGAAGGCTGGTCCTGTTTGTTTGAGTTCTTCTACATTTGCAAAACAATCATTTACATTCTGTGTGATGGAGGACATCACTGTTCCTGTAGATTCAACTGGAACAGCAGTATTCAATAATGTTGAAATTCGTGAGGGTTCATATTTAAATCAAACATTTAGAGTCAATTCAAGAACACCGAATCAAAAGTATGTCTTACCAAATGCTGGTATTGATACTGATTCGATTACTGTAATTGTAAAAGAGACTCAACTATCATCTGTCAAGAGAAAGTTTATTCAGTATGACAGTTTGATTGGTGCATCTAAAACAACACCATTGTATTTCCTGAGAGAAACTGAAGGTGAAAGGTATGAGTTGTTGTTTGGTGATGGTGTCTTCGGTGTTCCTGTAGAAGAACCAAACTTTATTGATGTAACTTATCTTTCATGTAGTGGTCAACTTGCAAACGGTATCAGTGCATTCTCCTTTGCTGGTAGAATCATTGATAACAATGGTTCCCCAATTACAGAAGGTATCTCTGGTGTAACTGTCAACTCACCAGCTGGTGGTGGTGATGCAATTGAAAGTGTTGAATCAGTTAAGAAACTGGCACCTAACATCTATGCATCACAAAACAGAGCTGTTACATCATCTGACTTTGAGACCATTGTTCCAAGGATTTACGGTGAGGCTGAGTCAGTAGCAGCATACGGTGGTGAAGAACTTGACCCACCACAGTTTGGTAAAGTCTTCATCAGTATCAAACCATACAATGGTGTCTTCTTATCTGAAGAGGTCAAGAGAAACATTCAACTCTCACTGAGAGAATACTCTGTAGCTGGTATCATTACAGAAATCATTGACCTTAAGTATCTGTATATTGATGTAGAATCAAACGTTTATTACGATACAAACAAAGCAGCTGGAGCAGCTCAAGTCAAATCAGCTGTCACCAATAACCTCGTAAAATACGCTGATTCTACTCAGTTAAATAAGTTTGGGGCTAGATTTAAGTATAGTAAATTTGGAAAGGTTGTTGATGATAGTCATGAGGCTATCACATCAAACATCACTACAATCAACATGAGAAGAGACTTAACACCCTCTCTCAATCAGTTTGTAGAATACAGTTTAGGATTTGGTAATCGTGTTCACCTTAAGAGTGAAATTGGTTTCAATATTAAGTCATCTGGATTCACTGTAAGTGGTATCAGTGGCACTGTTTATATGAGTGATGCACCAAACCGAGATTTGACAACAGGAACTATCTTCTTGTTTAAATTAAACTCACCAACTGAACCAGTTATCGTTAAGAGAAACATTGGAACCATTGATTATGTGAGAGGCATCATCAAACTGAACCCAATGAATGTTCTCTCAACTGCAGTACAACGTGGAACAAGTCTCATTGAGATTTCTGCTTGTCCTTTCTCCAATGATGTAATCGGTCTCCAAGACCTTTACTTACAACTGGATACCAGATACCTGTCTGTCAACATGATTCCTGATTCAATTGCATCAGGAGCTGACGTATCAGGTGGATCTTACAATGTAACATCGAGCTATTCAAACGGATCACTCACACGATAAGAAATAATGACATTAGATAGAGTAAAATTCCAGGATGTAGTTGCTGATCAACTTCCCGCCTTTATTAAAGAGGACTTCCCATTACTCGTAGACTTTCTGGAACAGTATTATGTTTCAGTAGAAACTCAAGGTGCTCCGTTTGACCTTCTTGAAAATATTGACAAGTATGTCAATGTAGACCAACTTACAGGACTGACAGCGAATACGGTTCTGCAATCTGATATTGACTCACTGACAGAATCTATTACTGTTGGTGTTTCTGGAAACTTTACTGAAGGTTTTCCTGAAACTAATGGTCTTATCAAGATTGATAATGAGATCATTGCATATCAAACAAAGACTGATACGACCTTCAATGGTTGTACTAGAGGATTCAGTGGTATCACAACATATACTACTGATGTGCCCGATAGACTGGGATTCCAATCTGAATCAGTTCCTAGCTCACACAGTAAAGGTGCAGTAGTAGAAAACCTGAACGTACTGTTTCTTCAGGAGTTCTTCAAGAAATTAAAACTACAATTAAGTCCTGGGTTTGGTGACAGACAGTTAAAGACAAATCAAAAGAACTTTATCATCAACAGTGACAGTTTCTACAAGACAAGAGGAACTGATTCATCATATAAAATTTTATTCAAAGCTCTGTTTGGTGAGACTGTTGATGTTATTCGTCCAAGTCAGTTTCTATTCAGACCTTCTGATGCATCTTATAGTGTCACAGAAGACATTGTTGTAAAGAGAGACATTGGTGATCCACTCGATCTTAAGAACCTCACACTGTTCCAGACATCATCTGGTGCTCGTGGTACTGTAACTAATGTCAATCAAGTTCAATATGGTGGTGGAGAATACTATCAGTTAAGTATTGACTCAGGTTATGAAAGAGATATTAATACAAGACAAGGAACAATCTTTGGTACTTTCAAACCAAATCCAAAAACAAAGATTCTATCACAAGTTGCTGCTGGCACAACCATCATCGATGTTGACTCCACAGTAAGTTTCCCAGAGACAGGAAAACTGTCAACTGTTGATATTGATGGAAATGAAGTATCAATTGCATACACTGGTAAGAACCTCACTCAATTCTTAAATGTCTTTGGTGTTCCAAATACACTTGATGAGAAACAAGACGTAAGACTTGATGATTATTCTCATGCATATGTCGGTATTGGAACTGATGAAGAAATCAGAGTCCAAGTTACATCAACTCTAAAAAATCTTAAGGTTAACGAAGACAACTATTTCTACAATAAAGGCGATACCATTCAGATTAAGTCATATGGTATTGAGGATGATTCAACCGTCTCATCGAAGTGGTTAGTCAATGCAAAATCTAACTACAGAGTTTCCTCTATTGGTTTAATTGATATTCTTGCTAACAAGTATGAGGTAACAACATACGACAGACATTATTTGCAACTTGGTTATAAACTCAAACTTATTGATAATGCCAACAACGTAGTCACTGCAACGGTTACAGAGGTTACAGCCGATAAGAAACTCAATGTCACATCATCTTCTCCACTCAATCTGAGTAGGTCTTGGACTATTGAGAATCAGACTCTCAAAACCAATTCAACAAAATACAACTTCCTCAGTAAGTACACTGCAAATATACAAAACACATATTGCAAGTTTGATGGTGATGTTGTTGTTGCAAGTAACTCATTACCAAATTATGAAAACGTACCAGCTAATCCATACAACAAAACTATAAAGTTTTCTGGTTCAGCTTCAGCTCTTGGTTCAGATGTTCTTGACTTTGGTACTAGTCATGGTTTCTACACTGGTGATGCTGTATTCTACAAACCAGCAATCATCAAGAATACATCTACAACACCTGATGGTTTCACTATCACCACAACTACTGAGAGTAAATTTGAAAATCTTGATGCTGCTGTCTTCTATGTTAGAAGAGTCAATAGCACTTCTATCAAATTGTCAAGAAGTAGGTCTGATGTTTTCAGAGGTGTCTATGTAACTTTCTCTGGAACTGTAACAGATAACGAATTTACATATTACAATTTTTATAACAAACCCCTTGCACCGCAAGGGATTTACAGACAATTCACAACACCCATCAGAGAAGCTGGTAACTTTGAAACACTTCCTGGTTTCAATGGAATGTTTATCAACGGTATTGAACTGTTGAACTATAAGTCAGATGATACTGTATTCTATGGACCAATCAAAAGATTAAATGTCACTGGCCAAGGAACTGGATATGATATTGTCAACCCACCTTTGCTTTCAATTTCAGACACCATTGGATATGGTGCAACTGGAACAGTTGCTGTTGAAGGTTCATTAGAAAGAATTGATATTGTTAACTCTGGATTTGATTTTATCAAGACACCAGTTGTCAAGATTTCTGGTGGTAACCCAGAAGTAGAAGCAAGTGCAGAGGTTAATATCTCACCAATCATATATCAGGTAAACATCAACACAGAGGTTAATGGTAACATTGATCCTCATACAAACACTGTTGGTTTTTCATCGTTCCATAGATTCAAACAGAACGAGAGAATCATCTATGATTCAAAAGGAATGAAGGCAGTTCCTGGTCTTTCAACCAACTCTTCATACTTTGTTGATATTGTTGATAACTTTACAATCAAACTGCACAACAATGCAGAGGATTCACAGGCAGGTATCAATACGATATTCTTCCAAGTTGGTCAATTTGGACAAGGAACTCAAAGTCTGAGATCTGCAGAGAGAAAGAATATCGTAACTAATGTAGTTGTTACCAATCACGGAAAAGGATATAAGAACAAGAAAAGAGACATTGTATCTTCTGGTATCAACACAGCAACAAATAGATTCAACATCACCAATCATGGTTATGAGTCTGGTGAAACTATTCAGTACACAGCTGGTTCATCACCTGTAGAAGGTCTTTCGACAACTGTCGATTACTATGTTAGAAAGATTGATAATAATCTATTTTCACTGAGTGAAGTCGGTACAGGTGTCACAAGTGCAAAACATTACTTCAACAATAACATTTTAGTTGACTTGAGAAGTGTTGGTAATGGTAGTTTCAATTACCAACCCATCACTGTTAGTGTTGAGGGTGTTACTGGTATTGATCCACGCAGTGGACAAGACTTCCAGTGTAAAGTTCAACCAGTATTCAGAGGTTCAATTGATTCAATTGATTTAACCTCAGAAGGTGTTGGTTATGGTTCTTCTGATATTATCAATTTCAACAGACAACCAGAATTCTTGTTTGTAGGTGGTCAGAGAGCTCAAGCAACACCAGTTATTAATAATGGTCAAATCGTTGACATCATCATCGTAAACGAAGGTAGTGGATATATTTCACCACCTAACATCACTGTTACTGGTGCTGGTAAGTATGAAAAACTTACACCAATTATCAAAGGTGGCAAACTCAAAGAAATCTTAATTATTGGTCCTGGTGTTGATTTTGTTGCTGGTGAAACTTTCATCACAATTACAAATCCTGGAGTTGATGCACAGGTTGAAGCCGACATCAATGAGTGGAATGTCAATCTCTTCACTAGAAACTTTGAGTTTATTGAAGAAGACGATGGTTTTGTTGAGGAAAATCTAACTAACGACGAAACACAGTATTCTCACCTCTATACACCAAGACCTCTGAGAGAATCAACATATGCTCTCAAGACAAACGGTGATAGTTTCTATGGTCTGGCTGACCTCGAAAAGACCAATGGTCTAGAAGTTACTGGTGGTTATCATTCCCCAATCCTTGGTTGGGCGTATGATGGTAACCCAATCTATGGTCCCAATGGATACAAAGAAAGATTTGGTGGTACAATCAAACAGTTGAAGTCTGGTTATACATTATCCGTAGACCAAACTCATAGACCTCCTGTTGGTTTGTTCCCTGAAGGTTTCTTCATTGAGGACTATCAATTCACTAATGATGGGGACCTCGATGTCCACAATGGAAGGTTCTGTGTCACTCCTGATTACCCAGAGGGTGTATATGCCTACTTCACCACGTTAGAGTCCATTGTAGACTCTTCTGGACCCTTTAAAAACTACAAGAGACCTGCCTTCCCATATGTCATTGGCAATACATTCCATGCAAGGAGGAATGAGTTCAACTATAAGTCAACATCAAATCAAGTTGATTATGATCTTGAACAGTTTGGTTGGTTTAGAAACACAACTGTATATAACACAAACAACACAAATAGTGGTTATGATTACATCTTTGATTCTAACAAAGTCAAGAAACAAACCATTGATGTATCAGCATCATCTTTAGGTACATTGAGTGGTGTTGGTATTGTCACTGGTGGTGTTGATTATCAATTCGGTGATGAACTTATCTTTGACAATAGTCAGTCTGGTGGTAGAAATTCCCAGGCTAAAGTTGATATGATTGAAGGAAAGGAAGTAGATACTGTGAGTGTAGCTACTACCCAAGTAGATAATATTGAATTTAGTAAGTATTTTGATCTGAATCAGTTTGTTGGTTTTAGTTCAAGACCACACAACTTCAATACTCAAGATACTGTCAATATTAGTGGTCTTTCAAATTACTATAAAGGATTTGATGGTTCTTATCAAATCGGTGTCAGAAGTGACACCTTCATAACCACTATTGGTATTGGTACAACTGGAGCCACTGGTCTTACCACATACTTCTATGTCTCTGGTGCTTTGGACTTCCCATTCATCAGACCAAATGACATTTTAGGAATTGGTACAGAAAAAGTTAAAGTTCTGAACATTGAAAAACCACAGAGAATTCGTGTTCTCAGAGAACAAGAGGGAACTGTTGGTTCTGCTCATACAAACAGAGAAGTCCTCACACAAGATTCTAGAAAGTTCTATATCAACGTTGGGACTATTACTACTGAGAAGTACTTCAGAGTTAATGAGGAACTGTACTTTGATCCCCCAGAGGCTGTTGGTATTGGAACAACTACTGGAAATGGTGTAGGAACAGTTGTAACCTTCAGAAACCCTGGTCTTGGTGGTACTACGATATTCATTGACCCACAAGCCATTTACTACAAAAATCATGGTATCAAGATCAATGATGTAGTCACATATGCCACAAACGGTGGAACATCACTTGGTGTATGGAATGGTATCTCAACTAACTTTAGAAGTCTTGATGAATATGATACTCTCTATGCAGCACCAATCACAAGAGACTTCATTGGTATCTCTTCTCATAAGGTTGGTCTTTCATCCAATGGATATGTTGGAATTGGAACTACTACAGGTCTCTTCTTCTTCACTAGTCTCGGAACTGGTGATCATCACAGCTTCAAGACTCAGAGAACTGATGTATTGAGAGCTTCTGCCAATAAGAACGTTGTCACTGTATCTACAGCATCGACTCACGGTCTCAACCTTAATGACAATATCAAAGTAACGATCAAACCAACAAATGATCAAACTGTTGATGTGAGATATGATGATTACAATAGAAGAATTGTATTTAATCCAATTGGATTCACATCATCTAATGTTGACACACAAACCAATACGATTACACTTACTGGTCATGACTTCAAAGTTGGTGACAAAGTAATTCACACATCATCCTCTCCAGCTGGTGGTCTTGAGAATGAGAAGATGTATTATGTGATGCCTTTTGACATCAATAAGATTAAACTGGTAGAAGAGAAGTATCAAACTCTCCAACAATCACCAGAATTTGTGAATATTACATCTCAAGGACTTGGTGGTACAATCTCGAAGATTAATCCCCTTACAACAACTAGAAGAAATAACAATCTTAAGTTTGACCTGTCGGACTCATCCCTCTCCTTCCTTTCAAATGGAGTGAGATACCCAGCTTTCAAGATGAGTGTCTTCCTTGATCAAGAGTTCAACAAAGAGTTTGTCACTTCTGGTAAGAAAGAAGATAAGTCATTTGAGGTTTCATCTTCTGGAACTGTCGGTATTACTACAGATGCAAACTTGACAATTGAAGTTACAGATTACGTTCCTTCTAGATTGTTCTACAAATTTGACACTATCAATCCTGATATCATCTTGGAGGCAAAGAGAGGAATCATTATTGATACTGATGCTTCACCATATAACCAAATCAATGTTGAACTGAGTGAGTTTGATGGTACACACAGAGTTACTGGTTCTGGTACAACTACATTCACCTATGAGTTACCAAGAGTTCCAGAGTCAACACTCTATACAAAATCAAACTCAGTTGCATCATATATCACAAATTCTAAGAATGTCTATGGTCCAATCGCTGGAGTAAATCTGTCCAATGGTGGCAACAGTTACTCAAGACTACCAAGAATTTCAAGAGTGACCAGTGGAATTGGAACTAATGCTATTTTAGAAGCTCAATCTGATTCAATTGGAAGAATCCTTCAAAACAGATTTGACTCTGATAATATTGGTTTTGATTATCCAACTGATGAAACATTGAGACCAGTAGCGAATCTCCCAGAGATTCTTCAAATGCAGTCACTGACTTCTTTTGAATACATCGGTATCACTTCATTTGGAAGAAACTACTTACATCCAGCAAAACTCGTAGTTATTGATGGATTCACGAAGAAAGTTCTTCCTGAGATTGACGTTGTTTATGAGATTGGTGATCCTAGAGTTACAATCAAGAATAACACTACTGGGATGTATAATATCCCACCAAGAATTATTCCTACAGAAAACACAAACGGTGTAGGTATCTCTTCGTTGACTTTCGATTCAGCATCGAAGACTGTAAGACTATATCTGAGTCAACAGTTCTCAACAGCTAGAGATTTCCCATTCGTTGTCAATAAGAATATTCTTGTTGAGAATATCAGTATTGGATTCAACTCTACTGGAACTGGATATAACTCCTCTGATTATGGATACAACCTTTTCCCAGTGACTGCAGTACTTCCACAACTTGGTGGAAGTGGAGCATACATTGAATATAGTCTCCAGGACTACCTGAATCCTGGTGAGACACCTGGAACTGTTGCACCATTCACTAATCTTGGTAGAGCTATTCCTGAGGAACACTTCCCAATTTTTGACCCAGTTCTTACAACTAACAATTTCCTTGTCGGTGAAACTGTAGTCAACGGTAATGAATCTGGTGTTGTTGAATCCTGGACAGGTAACATTGAACAACTCAAGGTCACTACACCTAAGGAGTTCGTTGTAGGTACAGTGGTTAGAGGTGAGAGTTCAAACACTCAGGGTGTAATCATGAGGAAGTGGGATTTCAATTCAGAAATCACTACTGGTGTTGGTGCTACTGTAGTTCGTGGTTGGCAGGACAACGCAGGTTTCCTCAACGATAACCTCCAGAGAATACCAAACAATGAATACTATCAGAAGTTCTCTTACTCACTTTCTTCTAAGGTCCCCTATCAAGAGTGGGATGAAGTAGTAAGTAATCTGAACCACACAGCTGGTTTTGCTAAGTTTGCTGATTATCAGTTAGAGAGTATAGAGTCTGACCCAGGTGCAGCTGTTGTAAGACCAGATGATTCCAGTATTGAAGTTATTGTTGATATTATTGGAGAGGCTGACCTTCACTGTGTTTATGACTTCGACTTAGTATCTGAGGGAACTCAGTATGTCAATGGTGAACTTGCTTCTAATGAAATCTTCTTTGAGAATCAAATTCTCACAGATTACTTCCAGTCCATTGGAAACAGAGTCCTTTCAATTGATGACATCAGTGGTGAGTTTAACAGTAATG